AAGCCAAAGTTGCTCATCAAGAAGCTTGTTAAGAACACGCCGCACAACGTCATTGTCACGCACGCAACGACTCACGATAATCCCTACCTTGAGCAGCACGTTCGAGACGAACTTTTTGCGGACTATGAAGGCACGCAAATTGGTCGACAGGAACTGTACGCCGAGGTCATGGATCAGGATGAAAACGCGTTGTGGCGACGCGATGACATCGATCACTTCCGTGTTAAGGAAGCTCCTGAGCTTGTACGCGTCACGGTCGGTGTTGACCCATCGGGTGGTGCTGGTGAACAAGGTATCGTCGTCGCGGGTAAGTTCATCATCGATGAGATCGTCAAGGAGCGTAAGCAAAAGCGCTTTGAAGGTTTCGTTCTTTCCGATATGACGTGTCGTCTCGGCCCTGCCGGATGGGGTCGTCGGGCAGTCCAGGCGGCGATTGACTGGGAAGCCGACGACATCGTTGTCGAGACGAACTACGGCGGTGAAATGGCCGTTGTCACAATCCGAGACGCGGCGCTTTCAATGGGTATCACCATTCCCGTGAAAATGGTCGTGGCAACACGTGGTAAGCGTGTTCGTGCCGAGCCTGTTGCAGCACTTTCCACTCGTGGTCAGTGGCATCACGTTGGTACTTTCCCAGAGCTTGAGGATCAGTTGTGCACCTGGACTCCTGAGCTCGATTACTCACCCGACCGACTTGACGCTATGGTGTGGACTGCTTGGCATAACAAGATCGTAGCCACGCGTCCTCGCGGTATGGGTTCATTCGCAGGTGGAGGTTCCATGTCCCGCTCGATCGGATAGCTGTTATGATACGTTAATGGAATCCGAGAGAGGTGACGAAGTGGCTTCGGGCTCAGTTGAGATTGGTGTAAAAGAAATATACGACATTCTGATGATTCTTGACGGTAAGATGGATGCGTACATGCGGGCACAGGAGCCGCAAATGGCGTTGTTCAATCACCGTCTTACGCAGGTAGAAACGAAGATGGATAAGACTGCCGATCGAAGTTGGTTGCTCTACCTCACACTTATCGCATCGGTTGTATCACTGATCGGTACATTTGCACCGATCATCGCGAAGTAAGGATGTGACAATGTCAACCGAGGTACTCTTGGTGCTGATGACTTTGGTCACATACCGCACCGCAAAACTTCTCACGGAGGATGACTTTCCGCCACTACTCTGGCTTCGTAAGAAGCTGACCGATCCATACGCGACTTTGCCTGGTGATCCTATCCGGAGAACGACAAAGGTACCTTACTGGCTTGCCTACCTCTGGACCTGCATGTGGTGCATGCCAGTCTGGACTTCGGCCGTTGTAACGAGCTTGACCGCATTGACCATCGGTGTTCCGGCGCCACTACTCGTCTGGCTCGCGATCGCGGCAGGTGCAAGTTTGATCTCGCACCTTGAGGAATTCTTGACTCGATAGGGGATGTAAAGCGATGGTATGGTGGGATCGCCGTAAGAAGAGCAAGCATGCGGCAGTTGACACCCGTCTCGTTGTGCCATCGCGTGATGAACGTGTTTTGACCGCCGCTGCTCAGACGGTCAACACAATCGCACGGGGTCGCACGCGCATAACGCCAAAGTATGATGGTTGGCAGCGTGAGCTGTGGGATTACTACGACACGCTCGGTGAATTCAACATCTCCGTGACGTGGCGTTCATACATGATCTCGCGCGTGCGGCTTCGTGCTGCAAGGTTGAAGCCCGGTTCAGATGAGCCTGAGATTGTCGATGTAGGTCCAGCGGCTGACTTTGTGAATGAACTTTGTCGTGGCACCGCCGGACAGACCGAAATGCTCGGTTCGCTCTCTGTGTACCTTGATGTGCCCGCTGAGGGCTGGCTTGTTGGTGAGACAACGGGTAACCGGCAGAAGTGGCGTGTCATCTCGAGTGACGAAATTCGACGTCGTGGACGCGAGTATGAAGTCATCTCTGATGAATCAACGGAATCCGATGTCATTTGGCGTACGCTTCCCGTTGCCACTTCATACGTGACACGCATTTGGCGTCCACACAAGCGTCTTCATTATCTACCGTACTCGTCCGCGTACTCCGCGCGTAGCGCGATGCGTGAACTTGAGTTGGTCAACCGACACATTCAGGCACAGTACCTATCACGTCTTGCGTCAGCCGGTCTCATCATTTTCCCCGATGAGATTACTTTTCCTGTGCGTCCTGAATTTATGAATGAGCCTGACCCGTTCATTCGTGAATGGATTGAGACTGCTGCTGAAGCCATCAAGAATCCTGGCTCAGCATCATCGCTGATCCCGCTTCCAATTCGCGTGCCTGCTGAGTACGTGGAGAAGGTAAAGCACATTGACTTCACGCTTAAGATGGATGATAACATCATCGCAAAGCGTGACTCGGCTCGGAATCGTTTGGCTTCACAAATTAACGTCCCAGCCGACCTGCTCTTCCAGGCAGGTGACGTCAATCACTGGGGATTGTGGCAGCTTGAAGAAGGTGCCATTCGTACCTACATCACGCCCGATGTTGAGATCATTACTCATGGTCTCACCACCGGATACTTGCATCCGCGTATGCGTGCTGCTGGCATCGAAGATTACGATGACTGGGTTGTTTGGTATGACGCATCTGAATTGATGGTGCGGCCAGACAAGTCGGACAATGCCAAGGATGTGTACGACCGCTTCGAGTTGTCGGGTACTGCTCTTCGTCGTGAAACTGGCTTTGACGAGGATGATGCGCCTGACGACACTGAGCTCGCTAACATGATCCTTAAGAAGCTGGCAACAAACCCGACTCTTGCCATTCAGGCATTGCAGGAACTCACTGGCATCAAGCTTGAAGAGCCAGCGAATCAGGCAGCTGTTTCTACCGAAGGTCCAGTGGTGACTGGCTCTGAGTCTGATGGCGATAGTGGTGCATCAAACGATGGGCCACCGAACACTGGAAACGATGAACCACCTGCGCCTGCCGCATTGGCTGCTGAGCTTGAGCGTATTGCAATTGAAAGCGTGTTGCCTAAGCCCGCTGGTTCATTGATTCCAAGTCCTGTGCCATTCGAATCACTCTCGTCTGAAAACCGTGCGTTTGCAATCATGCAGGCTGGCATGCGTCACGTGATGGAATTCACGATTGACAGCTGGCGGCTTAAGCATCCACTTATTTGCATGGAGAAGCAATTCTCCTGCCCGTTCACGCATGCCAGTTATGAAGGTGTGCGATTCCGCCCTGGGACAAAGGGTGATTACGAGTGCTTCCTCACTGACCGCGGCGAGTTGTCCATCGGGCAGCGACTCATCAATCACGACGATACACGACTTGTCGCGAATCCGAGGAAGGTAATCAATGGTACACGTCTCGGGTCCTAGTCTTGATCAGCTTGATGATCGTGGTGATCGATTCGCTGCTGATATTAGGCGCACGATTGCTAGGATCGTCAATATCACTATGCCTAAGGTGGGAGACATCAATGATCTCGCGATCATTCGAACCCACTGGACCTCTGCTGTCAACGACGCGCTGATTGAACACCTCCGTAACGCGTGGGTTGACTCGGCTGACGACACCTACGGGAAGTTGACTCAAGCAGTTGCTCGAGTGACTCAGGCCCAACCACAGCAGTCTCAGCCAGTTGCGCTCACTGCTGCGTTTCTTGTGCCGAAGGTTGTTAGTCGTCTTGCTGAGTTGTTTCTTGAGAATGCGATTAACCGACTTGTCTCTATCGGTGATCTCGTGTGGAACGTCGCACGCCAGCAGATGCTGATTGGTATGCAAGCCGGTGAAAGCATTACTATGATTCGTCACCGTCTCATGAAGACAACTGAACTTGCTTCACCACGTGCTGAGGTCATTGCACGCACCGAGGTGATTGGTGCGAGCAATGCCGGTTCATACGCTGAAATGAAGGCTACCGGACTTAATGCGACGAAGGAATGGATTGCGACGACCGACAGTCGCACGCGTCCTTCGCACGAACACATCGATGGTGAAGAAGTTGGCATCGACGATAAGTTCATCGTTGGTGGGTATGCTATGTCGTATCCTCACGACCCCACTGGACCGCCGCAAGAAACCATCTCTTGTCGCTGCACGCTAGGTTGGGACATTCCCGATGAGGAGTTCTTGATGATTGACGGTGAACCACTAGCGGCGGCAGCGACTGCGTTTCACTTGCGTGGTAGGCACGATCAGAAGGATCATGGTCGTAAGGGTCTTCGTGGTCTTAATGCTGGCAAGTCTCTTAAGATTACACATGGTCTTGTGCATAAGAAGCAGGCTGACGGCTCGATTATCGCTGTCACAAAGGACGGCAAGAAGCACATCCTGTGGGAAGGCAACAAGTATCACCTTCGTGAGAAAGATGACAATGGTCTGTGGCAGACCAAGAAGACGGTCATCAAGTCAAAGGCATACAAGGAAATCAGTGATTTTGCTTCTGACTGGCACGAGCCAGATCAGGAAAAGCCTGGTGACAAGAAGACAGATGATGGTGACAAGAAGGTCACCACTGATAAGAAGACTACACCTATTCCAGCAGCCGCACCGACACCAGTCGCTACTGACACAGCATCTGGCGCACCGCTTAAGATCACGCACGGGCTTATTCACAAGAAGCACGCTGATGGCACGACGATTGCTGTCAATAAGAATGGTGATAAGAAGGTCACCTGGAATGGCAAGTCATACGATCTCGATAAGAAGCAGGCCGATGGGTCATGGAAGACCGAGAAGACGGCCATTAAGTCGAAAGCCTACAAGGAAGTTAACGACTTTGACTCGGCGTGGCATGAGCCGGTAGCCAAGGGTGATGACACCGAACTTCCTTCTACACGGAAGACACCTGCACCAGCAGTGAAGTCCGTTAAGTCTGCAGCAACGACTTTGCCGAACGATGTCAAATATATCAAGCCAGGCAAGCAAATCAATCTTGATCAGCAGTATCTTGATACACATGAGTTTCCTGACGATTCGGTCATTGCCATTTCTACGTTCGGCACCAAAAAGATTACTGCACATGGTGATAAGATTTCTTTTCACCACATGGACGCGAAAAATAAGTGGGTAAAGAATAACGAA